TGATAAACGTAAGAAGATAGTGCAAGAAGGCTCAGACTACGTGGTGATAAACTACGATGGTGTGGGTGTTGTCCTTGACGAGTTGAAAAAGGGTGGGTTCGACCTGATTATTGTGGACGAAGCTACACACTACAAGAACGCCCAGACGAGACGTTGGAAACTACTACGTCAGCTAGTGCATGATGACACGTGGCTGTGGATGATGACAGGTACACCCGCAGCGCAGAATCCTACAGACGCATACGGGCTGGCTAAACTTGTAAACCCATACAAAGTGCCAAGGTTTTTTGGTGCATTTAAAGATATGGTTATGTTCAAGGTATCTCAGTTTACATGGAAGATACGTGCTGATGCCACGGACATAGTGTATAGAGTCCTCCAACCTGCTATACGATTTACCAAAGAGGAGTGCCTTGATCTACCTCCGATGGTATACACGAAAAGACAAGTGGAGCTAACAGCGCAACAGAAGAAGTATTACAAAGAACTAAAGACAAAACTTGTGTTAGATATAACAGGTGAACAAATCACAGCAGTAAACGCGGCTGTAACTCTTAACAAGCTATTACAAATATCAGCAGGGGCTATATACACAGACGAAGGTGATGTATTAGAGTTTGACATTAACAATAGATACAAGGTGTTACGAGAAGTCATAGACGAGTCTAGCCAGAAAGTCCTTGTATTTGTACCTTTCAAGCATGCAATAGATATATTAACAGATAAGCTACGCTCAGAAGGCATAACAACAGAGGTCATACGTGGAGATGTACCTGCACACAAACGCACACATATATTTAAGCAGTTTCAAGAAGATGATGACCCACAGGTACTCGTGATCCAACCACAAGCAGCCGCGCATGGTGTCACGTTAACACGAGCTAACACAGTGGTGTGGTGGGGGCCAACAAGTTCGTTAGAAACA